AGAACCGATGTACGTGTACGTAAACGAGGAATCGTAGTACGCATACGACATCGAAACACCGCCATACGGGCTCGCGTAGTAGTCGCCACGATAGGCCACACGGCTGGAGGCAGTGGATATGTAGTAGATGTCGCAGTAATTTGTCGAGGAGGAACCCGAAACGGAACCCACCGGAATCACGTCCATATATTTGCCATGCGCCACGGCGGTAATCCAGATACCGGAGCTCACGGAACCCTTAACCAGGCGGGTACTGCCGTCAGGCATCCAGATGCGCCACTTCCCGGAATTGCCCGTGTCATTAGGAAGATCCACGCCGTCCATCATGTCATATTTATGACCATAGATGTCCTCGTAGCCAAGGCAGCAAATATTATTCACCTGCGTAACCGTGGCCCCGCCGTAGTCATCCTTCTCACGGTACCACGCATACTGGTGGACGGAGTTTTCTATCAGGCTGTTCGTCACATTAGGGTTGATTGAGGAGGCTTCCTCGTAGCCGATCGTGTCCGTCATACCGCGGCTGGCAGTACCACCCGTAGTACGGTTGTTCGTGTGAGAGCCCGCGCCGCATTGTTCCTGGCTGTCACGACGACCGTACTTCGCGTAGAAAAGATTCGCGATGCGCGAGTGCATAAGGGCATCAATCTGCTGCATACCGCGCTGGACACTGTAATAGTGGAAATCAGCCCAGGTCATGCTCGCCGTAGTGCTCCCGCCGGTAATGCAGGCGCGAAGTTTGGAACCGACAACACTGCTGCCCACAACGGCACACAAGTGCTCGTCATTAGGCACCCATTCGGGTTCCATATCCTCGATCCTGTCACTGTTAGAAAGGACAACCTTATCGAACTCTGCCGTGTTCAGAATGGAGAAGTGAAGAGCAGTGGCACCCTCCGGAACATCGGCAATCAGGTACATACCGGCCTCGAACTTGTTGCTCAAGGTAGGGACGACGATTGAACTGATGACCGTGCCGGAATCGTCTGTGAAAATGCTTCCGACAAGGCTTGTACCGGGAACGCTCGGGAAACGCACACGCTTGTAACCGTCCACGTTCACCTTGCATACCGAATACGTACTGTCAGTACTGTAGCTGTTCGAAAGCGTATCCTTTCCGCTCATGATCTTACGACCGGAAAGATAACCGCCACTCGTGCCCTTAATGTCGTCAAGCGTAAGGACGTCAGCATCCGGAACGGAAGGCATGTTATCCGAACCGTTACTGCTGTAACAGGAGTAATGCTTGCCGTTCAGGTAATCATTGATACCCTTGCTCCAGAAGAAGGGCTCGTACATCATCCAGTCACCTTCAGTGCCGTCCAGTCTGGCAGCCGTGCCGTCGGCGTACTTGTTGCTGTCCGTGTCGTCCAGCGGGTAGTAGGTCATCTCACCGTCCAGGTTGTTCACCGTGGTATCAACGTTCGCCATGTTCACACCCCGCGTCGTCGCTTTTTTAGTCACTTTAGCAAGTACACGGTGACGCTGCTTCAGGATGGCGGAAATATGACCGCTCACCTCATACGCGTTGTCATACTTGTAGCCGGTACCGTTGTCAAGGTTGCTCACGTTCGCGTCATCCGATACCTCGTCGTCGAACTCGATCATCGTGTATTCCGGCTGCCGGATATTCAGTTCCGGGAAGTGCGCCTTCAGAGCGCTGTACGTATCGTCATCAATGTAGCGCGTGAGCTGTACCGTACCCACCAAGGCGCACGTGTCCGTAGTGTTGCCATCGGAATCCACACCGCCCATCCCGACAAACTTATCCAGCCACGTACCGTCATCCTCGCGGTCAATACCGGTTACTCTGATACGTTCCACACCCGTGCAACGGCCCAGCAGGGTTTCCCAGTCAATACCTGGACAACTGTCAAAGATGAAGGTCTTCACCTTGCTGTAGCTTTCCAATGTCAGCCCGCCGGTGGTCAGTCTGCCCAGATATTCCAGACGGAGGCTGGTCAGTGTACCGGGAAGGTGGAGCAGCGTCACGGGAGAACCCTTGGCTAGCACCACGCTCTGCACCTGCGTACCGCGGGCCTCAAGTTCTTCCAGCTTGGTCTGCGCACTCAAATCCAGCTCGGTACTGGTACTTCCCCCGGTTTTCGCCTGTGCTTGGTTACGAAGGTTGAGTTTACGTAGCTGCTTGCAGTTGCCGATGTTCAACCACCAGCCGGTACTGCCGTTGCCGGAACTTTGAAGGTTCAGTTCGCGCAGCACGGTACATTTGCCCAGGTCGAAAGCGTTTTTCAGGTGGTCGGCGGCCCCGCTCATATCCAGCACCTTCATACGGCTCGCGCCATAAACCCTCAAGGGATCGTTCACCGTATAGGCACCGGTGATGGAAAGGCTCGCAGCCGCATCTTTCTTGATGATGCCGGTATTCCCTATATTCGGGCTGTTGTTCGTACCGTAGCCGAAAGCATAAACCTCGTTGGCCGTAATCTTCAGCACGTCGGGGGTGTCAGCAGCCGTACGTGCCAGATAGAGGTCGATGTTGTCACTGGTGAAATTGCTCGTGCCGTACTTAGCATCCAGAAGGGCGAAACGATTACGCACGAAATATTCACGGTGCGCACGGTTACTGCCCTGAAGGGCGTAGATGAACGGCCACACCTTGCCGTACATCTCCTGCGTGGCGGGCAGGATGTACTTCAGCTCGCCGCTCTTGTTATAGGCACGGTCGCACCAGTTGCCCGCCTGCTCCACGTTCAGCATGTCCAGGACACGGCTGGTGGTAAGTACACCGCGAAGAGCCTGCGCCTGTGTCTTCAGGTCAGCGTCCAGGTTGGCCAGAACGAGGTTCCAAAGCCAGCTGTCACGGCCTTCAAAGGCATATTTCCCGGCCTCGGCGTCATAAGTGTCGCGGTCGGTGGTGTAGTCATACACCAGGAAACAGTCGTTACGTTTTCCCATCTGGGTATCACCGTCGTAGTAGGTGATGTACCATATCAGGCCGTCCCACGTGCGCAGCATCATGTTCTTCGCACGCTGGTCAACGGCAAGGAAATAGTCCGTCCAGAGGTAATACGTCAGCAGGAAAGCCTTGTCGAAATAGTCACTTATCTCGTCCCTGAACTTCTCGCTCTTAAAAGTGGAGAGGTCGGCGCTCGTCGCACCGTCCGGAACACACGAGCGTATCCATGCGTACAGCCGTTTCACGGCCGTACGCTGCGACTCGTCAAGGCCCGCCCATTTCACATCATCCGGAACGTTGGTCTCGGCACCGGCATCAAACACCTCCTCCAGATGAGCGTCACTTGTGGTCTTGAAAAGGCACATGGCCTCGGTATTGTTCAGCATTTCCAGAGTGAGGGGACAGGCAGGATCGTAACCCTCCACGCCACTAAGGCCGAACAGGTCGCCGCTCTTGCTTTTCTCGTTGTTGAAGTTGTATTGCCCCACATAGTTGTTCTCGCCGTCCTCCGCAGCCGCCACAAACATGTCGATAGGCACACCGTCGATAGCGGTACGCACGGTGACCGCGTTCAAATCGCTGCCGCCCGTCTCGTACTGGTAACGCTGCGGAGGGGTGAGAAGCCCCATCTCCTTCAGCACGTCGTTGAACAGTTTGGCACCG